AAACCGAACTATTAAAAATCTCGACTATCTTTTCAAGCTTTGTTAAATGGTAATCATTTATATATTCAGTAGACCATTTACCTATGCCATTTATTTCTTCATTCATGACCGATAATAAATTCAATGTTTCATACCACTCTTTCTTCTCTAAAATTTTATTTGATGATTTCCCAAATAATACATCATAATTTTCATCATCTAGAGTTTCTTTTAATGCGGCTATTAATTTTTTCGTTAAATATTCATTTATTTTTTTTAATTTTCGTTGTCTTACTATGTCGCTATTATGTATATTTTCTTTCTTAAATTTTTCAAAAAATTTATATACATCGGATTTATCGGTGCCCCATTTCTTAATTATATGGTCGATATTATTTTTTTCATCAGGAGTTTCTTCAAGAGTCTCTCTTAGTATTTTTTCTAATATATCATTCGGCAAATTTTTATGTGTTATATTTTCAAACGATGATTCTAACGCTTTTATAATACGCGCATTTTTGGTGCGAGTTTTACGAGTTAATTTACCTCGTGTAAATCTCTGTATAGTACGTGCGTCCACATTTGTACCTCCTAATAAACGCCGTTTTTTTTTTGTATATCTTTTTTTTGTAGAATGTTTCTTTCGTGAAAAATATGATTTTTTCATTATACATTAGTTGAGAGAAAATAACTAAAATAACTAAAATAATATACCTTTACTTCGTTTCTCGTATATCGGTTTTACCATTTATTAATCGCACGGCTCTGGTATAGGGTGGTTCACCGAGTCGTCATTAACCGCAGATATAGTTGGTGGGTTAATAAGGTATTCACATATATTATCGATATTCATTATCTTGGCTCCTTTTTTAATGTCTTTTTTGGGAACGACATATTTATTAAAATATTTATGGTTTAATTCATTCAACGGCACATGCTTATTTACTTTTCGTGCGATCATTTTATACAATTTAAAATCGGGATATCTCTCTTCATCGGTATTTTTATATAACATATTTCGGTTTTCATCATCGACACACCAATTCATAATGATTTTATATATAGGCCATTTAATATCATCTAGAGTATCATATTTTTCTGTTATGAAGTCGTAAATAGAACAACCGAGACGACATAAATCAAAACTATAATTAGGCTCTACTAGCGGTTTTTTATCATTGTAATATGGTTCGCAGTTGTATTGGGTTGCAGCGTCCCCATCTTTATGAAAACTATCACTACATATAATTTTATTCTTATACTTATAAATCGCTCTACCGAAATCAATGATCTTAAATATTTTTCCATAAGTTTTAATCCTGTAATGTTTATTATTAACTTTGTAATGTAGATGTTTCTTTTCCGTCTCAATATACATTATATTATTTGTGTGTAAATCATTATGTGTTAAATTAAATGTTTTTTGGTATGTAATTAACATCATAAGTATCTGAACGACGATGCAGCTTAATTCATCTTCCGATAATTTATCGTTAACTAATAATTCATCAAATGTATCGCAGCATTTTTCAAGAGCGATAATCTGAATAGGAAATTTTTTAATAACCATCATAATGCTTTCAACTTCGGAACCATCACTCGAGTTCTCTTCATCTGAATTCTCGTCTGAATTATCGTCCGAAGTGTTTTCTTTATCTGATTTGCTGTTCTCAGTGTTCGATGAGCGAGACGAGATTTCGGATGAAGACGACGTGCTCTTAGATTTAGAATTAGATTTAATTTTAGCAACGGTATCTTCATAAATAATTTCGGTCTTTTTTTCATTATCGAGAGTTAGGGTTGCGAGATTTTCAACATTTTCGATATTTTCTAAATCTTGAAACCCTAAGATGTCTTCATTGAGTATTTCATCGGATAGTTCTAATCGTTTCTTATTGGAGCGCGAGTCATCTCCAAATATATCTTTGTGCTCTGCGTGTAAAAAAGAAAATAGTCCATTAATATTATTGTGAAAAAAGTCATTATTGCTTAACATATCAATATCATCGCCGATATCGACGTGGTAATTATTCTTATGCCCTAAATACGAACCGTAAAAATCCAATCCGTGAATAAAATCATTTCGGTTGTAAAGCTGACTGGTTAGATATGTAAAGAAGCTGTCTACATACGCCGAATTATTTTCATCATTTATTTTATTATTGCAGTTATTGTTGTTTAATTTAGGAAGATTAAATAATAAAGGGTCATCGATGTCATATTTACCTGCCATATATTTAAAAGGATCCAGTAGCGGGCACAACTTGAAAAAGACCGGTTTATCTATAAGCTGATTCTTTTCATTCTTGATAGTCGCCTCAAATATATTCTCGGTTTTTTTCTCGGTGATAGAGTGCAATGCGTGCTGATTATTTAAATTAATAGAATTGTAGTTAGTATCATTCAACGCAAAGAACCGATTGTATAGCGGTATATAATTCTGACAATTACTCATATTCAGTAATCCATCGGTTTCAAAGTTTTTGAAGAGAGAAGCGTTGTTGATTTTTTTGTATGTAATCTCCATTATCTAATAAATACAATACAATATTATATATCTCCTATTTAAACCAATATTCGCGTATTTACATATTTTTTTATTTCTTTAATTTAAATAAATGACATTACAATTAAAGAAATTCGATATGAAAAGCATTACATTTAAACCCGATCAAAATACCGGACCGGTCGTAGTGCTGATCGGACGGCGCGATACCGGCAAAAGTTTCCTCGTTCGCGACCTGCTCTATTATCACCAAGATATCCCCATCGGGACCGTCATATCGGGCACCGAAGCAGGCAACGGTTTTTATAGTCATCACGTTCCTAAATTATTCATCCACGACGAGTATAACACGGCCATCATTGAGAATATCCTAAAGCGCCAAAAGACAGTCCTTAAGCAGGTCAAAAAAGAAATGGACGCTTACAAAAAATCGAATATCGATCCGCGCACGTTCGTCATTTTGGATGACTGCCTCTTCGATGACAAGTGGACGCGCGATAAAATGATGCGCCTCCTCTTCATGAATGGAAGACATTGGAAGATCATGCTTATCATCACAATGCAATATCCCCTTGGCATCCCGCCCGTGCTACGGACTAACATTGATTATGTTTTTATCCTGCGCGAGCCATACATCGCCAATCGCAGGCGCATCTACGAGAACTATGCGGGAATGTTCCCAACATTTGAGTCCTTTTGTCAGGTGATGGATCAGTGCACCGAGAATTATGAGTGCCTCGTGATAAATAACAACGTCAAGTCCAACAAATTACCCGAGCAAATCTTCTGGTATAAGGCGGAACATCATAAGGATTTCAAGTTAGGCTCGCGCGAATTCTGGGAAATATCTAAGAATCTCAACTCAGACGATGAGGAAGATCTATATGACCCCAATTCCAGCAGCAACGGTAAGCGGGCTGGTCCCAAGATTAATGTCAGGAAGAACAAATGGTAAATGTTGCTTTACATATAAACCGCTTACAATGGCGGTTAAGCAATAAAAAAAGCGCTTTGGATGCACCCAAAGCGGTTAACATTTAATCTCGGTTATATAAAAGTGCTTTTTAAATATAAAAGCACTTTTACACATTTCAAATGCTGATTTAGATTAACCATCTTTTAATTTGTAGTGTAGATGGAATATTGGTTTGTCTAAGTATCCATTCTGCGTCAATTTCAATTAAATTTTTAACTCCTAATTTTTCTAATTTTTCTATTTTTTCATTTGACACAGGATTTGTATGACAAATTTCAATAAAATATGCAGGACTTCCTTTATGTGGTAAAACCACATCTATAACTGCTATAGGTTGTAGATTATATTCTTTACATTCAGAATATGTTGGAACAAAATTATTACCCTCTCTATCATCATTAATAGTAAAACCCGGATATATCTCATCCCAATTATATTGAATAGAATTAATCTCGTCATTTACAACAATTGGATATTCTAACCATGCATCTTGTGAACGATTACTACGCCAAGATATTGAATCATAGTTTGTTTTAATGTATTTACCATCGCCACCCCACGATGAACTATCACACCATTTTTTAAATAAAACTAAGATGGGGCTTGATATTAAACAAACAGAATTGTTTAATATTAAAACATACATGGACGGTTGTCCTTATACACAGAAAGGCACGCTTTACATCCAGGATGAGAATTTCACGCAAGAGGGCTATTACGGAATGGCCTTAAAAACGGACGCACCGAATATTAGAAAAACGGGCTGCAGCACCGGCAAACTAGTGGTGAAGCTAGATACCAAGACAAGCGCAGTCTTAAATACATGGGACACTATCGTGAAAGCGGCGCTACACGAGAAAATCTCGGCGTCAAAGATGAGTCGCAATATTAAAAATAATGTGGTGCGTGAAGGGTGTTGTTATCAGATCCAATCGTAAGATATTATTTTTTTAATTTGATGGATTTTTTGGATTTTCTTAATTGTTTAGATTTTCTTAATTGTTTAGATTTCTTGGATTTCTTTGAGTTCTTGGATTTCTTGGATTTCTTGGATTTCTTGGATTTCTTGGAGTTCTTAGATTTCTTGGATTTCTTGGAGTTCTTGGATTTCTTGGATTTTCTTCGTCCTCCTGTTGGTGTTTCTGCTGATGGAAAAGAAGAAGGATTAAAC